GAACAGTGTATTCGCATCGTTCCTACCTCAGATGGTGATCCCTTCAAGGATTACTGGTTTCACTACAATGTAGGAAACAATCCTGGGTTTCTTAGTCCGAAGAAGAACTTCGGTGAAGATGATCCACTAAACGACTTTGTTCGGAAGCTTTTTAATGAGGGCACCGAAGAAAGCATTAAGATGGCGAAGTCTCTTATGGCTCGTCAAAGATTTTTCTCGCCCGTACTTGTACGAGGTGAAGAAGATAAGGGTGTTCGTATCTGGGGATATGGAAAGATGGTATATGAGCAATTGCTCAACCTTGTTTTGAATCCTGAATACGGAGATATTACCGACACAGAGACAGGAACGGATCTTGTTCTGCATTATGGTAAGCCCGCAGGAGCGAGTTTTCCTCAAACGAAGCTTACTCCTCGCCGTCGCTCATCCCTTCTTTGTGATGAAGCGGTTGGCGGTGATGATCGTTGCGCGGAATTGCTTGAGAGCATTCCCGAGTTTGATACGCTGTTTGAGCGTAAAACGCCAGCCGAAGTGGGCACATTGTTAGACGCCTACCTGCTTGGTGAAGAAAGCACCAGCGAGGAGACTACAACCCCTCCTCCTTCTACTGACACAGTTTCCTCTGTTGACGCTGCTTTCAACGAACTCATGGGAGCGTAATTCTACATCCCCACAGGGAGGCACAGGGTAATCAGGTGCCTCACACCCTTATTTTGGAGAATAAATGCGAATGGCTAAAACAAAAAGCACAAAAGCCGGTAAACTTAGTTTGTCTGATATGCGTGCTCTTATTAATAAACGAGCAGGCTTGGACGTTGCTCATGACCTAACCAGTGAAAACCCAACACAAGTTAAAGACTGGATTCCAACTGGCTCACGTTGGTTGGATTCTATTATTTGTCGTGGCAAACTTTCTGGTATTCCTGTTGGAAAAATTGTTGAGATTGCAGGACTGGAAGCGACTGGTAAATCTTATATGGCAGCACAGGTTGCCGCAAATGCTCAAAAGATGGGCATTGATGTTATTTATTTTGATTCAGAATCGGCAATTGATCCTGGCTTCCTTGAGAAAGCAGGATGTGATTTGAGTAGTCTTCTTTATGTTCAGGCTGCCTCTGTTGAATTTGTTTTGGAGACTATTGAAGATCTCCTTGGCAACAACAATAATCGTATGTTGTTTATTTGGGACTCATTGGCGCTTACGCCTGCCATCTCAGACATTGAGGGCGACTTTAATCCCCAGTCTTCCATGGCTGTGAAGGCTCGTATTCTTGCAAAGGGTATGTCTAAGTTGACAGTTCCAATCGCAAATTCTCAATCAACATTCTTGGTTCTAAACCAGTTGAAATCAAATATTACTCGTTCGCCTTCCGAGGCTATGACGACCCCTTATGTAACCCCAGGCGGAAAGGCTATGATTTATGCCTATTCACTCCGTATCTGGCTGACAGGACGAAAAGCCAAGGCATCCTTTGTCACCGATGATAAGGGTTTCCGCATCGGATCAGAGGTTAAGGTTAAACTGGAGAAATCTCGTTTTGGAACCCAAGGGCGACAGTGTAATTTCCGTATCCTATGGGGAGATGAGATCGGCATTCAAGATGACGAAAGTTTATTTGACGCCATCGCGGGCTCTCCTAACTTAGTTCGCACTGGTGCCTGGTATACGCTTCTTGATTCTTCTGGTGAACCTTTGGGTACAAAGTTT